GGAACTGCCATTTAGAACCTCACTCTCAATTCATGTTCTGATTCAAACGTGTTGTAAACAAACGCCGGGTCGTTGGACGTCATTGTTAGACCCAGATACTTACCGTACTGCTGCGCATCTGATTTGTAAAGCGCATATCCAGAACTTGTAATCCATCCAATAATCGCTGACGAGTTGTTTGTCCACGCGATTGTTTGCACGGAATTGTTGTACCAAGTCACGCTGTTGTTTAGGGTGTATTGTGGACTTGAACCACTCTCGCTGTCCACCGTAACCGTCAACGTGGCTCCAGCCGTAATCGTGGCTTCAATACCCAGTTTCAAGGCTTGTTTTGTGCGAATAGAGTCACCCATATCGCTCAAAGATGTTTGCACCGTACTGGCAATGCTGGCAGTGGCATTACCGTACATCCTGACCAAATCCTTACCAGTCGTGCCATACAGATTAATCAACCCGGCAACAGGCGCAGATGTTGTGTATGTCAGTGCGCCCTGACTGGTGATAAACCACTTTTTCTCAAAAAACACGGCCTGCACAAACCTGCCGCCAGTCGCAAAAGGATAGCTGGCGCTTAAATAGAAGTTGAAAGCCGCGCAAAGGATGTTGTTGAGCAACACCTGACCTGCCGTGACTGGCTGCGTGAAATCTATGTACGGGAAGATTCCGTCAAGCTGGTCTGAAATCTTGCTGGTTGTGGAACCCACAAGGGCGTACATGCCGTAATCGTTCATGAACAGCACAGAACGGAAGTACGGAAACACGGCGTAGGGACGCTTGCTACCGATAGAAGCACTGACGTTTGTGTTTGTGAACAGCGTAGAACCTGTGGTGGTGACCCTCAAGTCAGAGAACACGTTGATACTGTCATCCCCAAAAATGTAGAGGAAGTTGTTGGCAGACAGGGTTGACTGGATGTTCCCGTGCAGCGTGGAGTCTGTCAGCGTGAAAGACCCCGCTGAAACGCTTGTAAAGTCGCTGTAAGAGCCTGCCGCAGAGTAGGTGACAGTACGCCCTGCCGCAACCCACACACGGCCTGAAAACGTGCTGACGTCAACAATAGAGTCGAGGTTGACAACAGCGATGGCAGTTGCGTTTGTGCTGGCCCCACCTCCCGTGATTGCAACGGTAGGTATGCTGGTATATCCCGTGCCGGGGTTAGTCATCACAACTTGCGTGACCTGACCGCCGCTCACAATGGCAGTACCCGCTGCGCTAGACCCGCCACCACCAGTGATGGTGACCACCGTGTTGGCTGCATTTGTGTAGCCTGACCCGCCATTTGTCACAACAATCGTGACTGTGCCTTTTGCAAACGTGGTCAATTGGGCAAGAGCAGTCGCATTTGCGCCACCACCCCCGCTGATAGTGACAGTCGGGGGAGATGTGTAACCAGACCCGGCGTTTGTCAGCGTAATGCTGTTGACGATGCCAGAACTCAGCGTGGCATTGGCAGTCGCGCTAGAGCCACCTCCACCCGTGATGTTTACAGAGGGCACAGCCGTATAGCCAGAGCCAGATTGCGTGACAGTGATAGCCACCACGTTGCCGCCAGAAATAGTTGCGCTTGCCGTAGCCTGCACACCGCCTGCCACGTTGGGCGCACCGATTGTTACGGTGGGGACAGATGTGTAGGCGCTACCAGTTGCAGTTACTTGGATGCTCTGCACCCCGCCTGCACCCGTTGTGATGCTTGCCACCGCTGTTGCCTGTACGCCATTTGACTGGTTGGGAGCAGAAATGATGACGTTGGGAGCCGTTGTGTAGCCAGAACCGGGGTTGGTAATGCCGATAAGCCCGGTGCTGCCGAGCGAAATGACATTGATACCGTCCCAAGTAAACAAACCCTTGCTGGGGTCACCAATGATTACCCGCTCATTCTTGTACTGGGCAATAGATACGCCCGTAGTGGAAAACGTGCCAGATGCGGCAATGTTTCCCTTTGTCAGGCTGGTCAGATTGAAATACTGCGCTCCACCACTGTCTTGGAACGCAAGTATGTAATCACTAACATTGATGTTTGCAGACGAAAGGACAGTAACGGTGTTTGCCCAAGTTACGGCAGTGTTGCCTGAGTCGTTGGTGGTCGAGTAGTTGGGAACAATCTTGATATTGCCGTAGCCAATAGGCATGGCGTTCTCTATCCAAGAGAACTCGTCTTTGTCGATTGCTGTTCGATTGGCCTTTGTGTTCAGGCCTTTGAAGTTCTTGATAACAGCATAGGACTTTTTTTGTTCTGCTGCTGCCATGATTAGTACGGTGAAGAGTAGGGGTCAGGAATTCTGCGAGTGAACACCGAATTCAGCACAGCGTTAACGTGCTTCAGGTATTCTTGCTTGTAGATTTCGGCCTCACCATAGCTCTGCTCTTTGTACTTGGCTTTGTAGGCCGCATAGAAAGCCACAGGCGTTGTGTAAGGGTCATTGATAGGGTCAACTGCGTTAGGGTTAGATAACGTCAGGGCCGTAGGCAAGATAACCGTGTCCATCTCTATAGGATAGGACTGGTCAGGGATGGGGCCAATGTAAATTTGATTCTGTCCGTAAACAGAAAAGCAAACAGGGCGACCTACGTAGTTTTGCCAATAGCGCAACTGAGCGTTAAAGTTTGTCCACGGGAGATAGCGCAAAGGAATACGGCTATTTCCCCAAAAGAGGTTCATGTTGATGACGTCAAGCGTCTGAATGCCTTGCGGCAGAGATGCAAACGGAATGACTTCACACGGGGCAGAGTATGTCAGCACGATTGAGCCAACCGTGATGTTGCCTGACGGGGGGTAGACGCTGCTGGAAGAAGGATACGGAGGAACCGCATCTGGCAATGTACCGCCAGTCACCACCTGATAAATGAAAATACCGGAGAAGACGTACTGACCAGCAGTAACGACTGTCCCGGCATTCCAAATAATAGCCGCAGTACCGTCAGCGGCTAGGGGTGTGTTGCTTGCTTGTAATGTACGTAAACAGCCAGTATCTCGCACAACGCGCTCACGCGCATTGTTGATGTAATCCGTTAACTCGGACGTAGACCAGAAGACTGAGTTTGCATCATGCAACAGTCTCTGGACTTCCGTGATGTAGGAAGAGAGAGTAGCCATTTGGCGTCCATATTATGCTGCCCTAGCAAGGGACGACTTTCCCCCGGCACGTTTCTCAACATGCAGGGGTACTACGCCGACCGCCGAGGGTAACGAGCGGTTCTTTTCAACCGGAGGCTCTTCAGAGATTTCAAACTCTGCCAAGCGTTCCAGTGCTTGTGGTAATTCGCTGTGAAGCCGTATAAAGCCCAAACGAGCTAAATACGGCTCCTTGTCTTGTTCGCCATAACCAAAAATGTGTCTTGCAGCCTGTGCTGACAAAGAAACAGTCTTTCCTACGGGAAACTCAAATTGCTCATATTTGAAATCAGCAACCAGTCGTTTATCGCTGTTGTTGGTTACGTAAACAGGTTCCATTAGAAACTCACAGTATCGCCGTACACGCGAATGTCAACAGTGCCGTTAGACACTGCTGTAGTCACTTTCACAAACAGAGCTTGTGTAGTGGTTCCGTTCAACGTGGTTGTAGTGCTGTAGGGTGAAGCTATTGTCAAATCTTGATAAGTGCCCGTAGCGGTCAGGTTTGACAACTGTACAGTTGAAACCAGAGCGTTACTCGCATTACCGTCGCTACTTGTCAAGATAGATACGTTGGCAGTGCCAATGTTTCCACTTGGGTTTTGAACGGTAACACGACGAACAATTACTTGACCCGATGCGTTAGCGGTAGTCCCAACTGTGAGACCGCCGCTAAGAATCGGTAGAGCGACAACAGCATTTCCCGTAGCTCCAAGAGGCACACCTGTAGCGGTAGCGATGGCGTAGTTGCCAAAGTTTGCCGAGGTATTTTGTGCTACTGAATCTGCGCTGGACATGCTCTACTCCTTAACTGTTGTAAGTGCCAGCAGCAGCGTTGCCGCCGTTGACGGTGTACAGAGTCAGGGTCTGGGTACTTGTCGTTGCGTTTGCACGGACGTTGTAACCGTCAGAGAAGACAGTACCGCCAGTGTTAGCCGCAATATAAGTAGTCCAAGCGTTAGCCGTGCCAGTGTAAGCATTCACCTCAATAGCCACGTTGTTGGTGGTTTGGGGCAAGATGTACAAGCCAGCAGGAACGGTTTGAGCGGACGATGTACCAGCGTTCATCAGGGTCGTGTTACCGATACCCACGCTAGTAATAGTCACGGTTTGCAGGTATGCACCCGCAGTGTTCGTGGCTGCGTTAGCCAGAATGATTTTGTTTAATGCTAAAGCCATGATTTACTCCTTACAGTGAGAGGTAGTTGTAACCAGTCACTTTGGTCATGGACTTGGGCTTGACGTTCACCAGTTCGGCAATCATCAGCACAGCACCCACGTAACCAATCTGCCAGTTCGGGAGCGTTGACTCAAAGCCTGTAAACACAAACGAACCTTGCTCATGGATGTAGAGCGACAGATAGTTGGTGTTCAGGAAGTACATCGTACCTTCTGGGCAGTATGGGTCTGGATAGATTGGCACACCAGCAACCATCAAAGCGCGGAAAGCAGCTTGAGGGCCATTGCTGTCACCATCAAAGCCAGAACCGGGCGTGATGACGTATTGCTCTTGACCTACGAAGTCTTGAGCCAACAGTGTCCAAGTACCAAAGCCGCAAACGCCAAAGCTAGGCATCTCAGCACCGTTCTTCACAGTACCGGAGATGTATTGCAACACGTTTTGACGGGTTGGGTTAACAGAACCAGCAGCGTACTGCTTAGACTGCCACCAAGTGTAGGTAGAACGGTCAATGTTGCCGTATGTACCCGAAGACGAAACAGCAGCGGGCAAGCCGATGAACTGTTGCGTGTTTGTGGTGTTGTTGTACAAGGCAGTTGCCATTGCATCCATCATCACGTTGGTTGCATCGTTCATACGAGCTTCAATCAACGGAATAATGGCGGCATCTTGCTGAACTGCGCCTTCCATACCGAGGAACGGCACGGGAGAAATCATCAGTTTCAGGTCGAATTCAGCGTTGTAAGCACCTTGCTGGACTGACGGTTGAGCGAACGAGCCGCTGTAGTCAGACCATTGAGCGTTCACAAACTGTGCGCCTTGGACGGGAACGGTTACAGAAGACACACCGCCAGAGGCTTGCTGACTGTTGGCAATCAGTGCCGCCATCAAGGGCGTGGAGTTGTACAGTTGTACAACGAGTTTGGGAATAAAGGCTCTACGAGTTACA